ACCGATCCTGACAACACGTTCGTCTACATCACAGGCATCAACTTCCATGACACTGACATGAACGTTGTCATGAAAACTACCCTCGCGCAGCCCATGATGAAGCGTCCCGGTGATCGCATCATGTTCCGCGTTCAGTACGACTGGTGATGCTTGGTACGAAAGATCAGGAAGAAGCGCCGTCGTAAGGGTCATTACCACACCGGCGTGTACGTCTCGACTAAGACGGGGCAATCGTGCAAGTACAGGTCGGGATGGGAGCTGCTCTACATGGGTTGGCTCGATTCTCGTAATGATGTTGCCACGTGGGGTTACGAGTGCATGACGATCCCATACGTCAGCAACGTCCGCACGCACAAGATGCGACGGTACTTTCCTGATTTTCTTGTCGAGTACGTTGACGGTCGCAAGGAACTGGTCGAGATCAAACCAGCCTCACGGGTGAGGCAGGTGAAGGTGGCAAAGAAGCTTAAGGCTGCACTGGACCATTGTCAGGCCCACGGTTTGGCCCTGGTTGTAATCACCGAGGTGGAATTGAAGGGTCTAGGTCTGTTGTAGACGCATTTTACTGTGGGCACGTGGGGGCCAATTATCTCTCATGTCAATCATCCTCGGTCTCGATGTCAGTACAAGCTGCACGGGCGTGTGTATCATCGATTCGAATGTCAGACCTGACGCGTCCGGTAGACACGTGCTTCACCTGTACGCAGTCACCTTCGGCAAGGAAGGAGCGTTGCAGGCATGTTCGACGTTGTGGGAAAAGGCTGATCGAATCAAGCAATCATTCGAAAAGATCGCAAATGATCTAGCACTGGGTGATTCGTCAGTGCACTTTGACAACGTTGTTAGTTATCCCGCCGGCACAAAGATCGAGCGTATCGTGCTTGAAGAACCATTGATGGGCTTCCGTCCTGGAATGTCCAGTGCACAAACGATCACGCAGCTGATGCGATTCAATGGTATCGTCAGCTACCTTGCGAGGGAAGCGTTTCATGTGGAGCCTGAATATGTGGGCTCATCGCATGCTAGGAAACTCTGCGGCATCAAGCTGTCCCAGACAAAGATCGGAGGTCCACAGAAGGAGCAGGTCTTCAAGCACATGGCCGAGCACGACCTGAAGCATGTTCATTGGCCTGTGAAGAAGAACGGCGCGACTGTTGACTGGTCACGTGATGCTTGCGATGCGTATGTCATCGCTCGGGCAGCGATGGTGAATGGTGGACCTTTCATCGTGGTGAAGAAACCCAGGAAGGCGAAGAAGTCCAAAGATGAGGAATGACCATCTACGGTTGTAGGTGATACATTCTTGTCATAGTGGCGACACTCACTGAACACATTCGTTTCATAGAGAGCGTCTTCGGCGCCGGCAGGATATCGAGGAATTCACGCAATTTTGACGTGAAGTGTCCGATCTGTGATCCTAAAGATCAGAGCAAGAAAAAACTGTCGGTCCTGCTTCCGGAAGGTAAGAATCATTGTTGGGTGTGCGGTTGGCATGCGTTTTCGCTCGCGCCTCTTATCAGGAAGTACGGTACGCATGAGCAGCTAGCGGAGTACCGCGATAGGTTCATGCCTGAGGGGGCTAGGGACAGGTGTAACCTTGATGCAGAGAAGCCCATCGCAAAACTTGAGTTGCCGAACGACTTCAAGCTTGTTGTGACGTCATCGGGTGTAGATGGGGACCTTTTCGCGATCAGAAAATATCTGCTTGATCGCGGTGTTTCTGAGCGCGATCAATGGTTCTACAAGATCGGTTACAGCGCTACGTCGGTGTGGAAACGCAGGGTCATCATCCCATCATTTGACGCAGCAGGTGAATTGAACCTCTACGTTGGTAGGACAGTCGACAAGGATCGCAAGCCCAAGATGATGATGCCTGACGGTGACAGGACAAATGTCATCTTCAATGAGATAAACATCGATTGGAAGAAGAGGCTCGTGCTGTGCGAAGGGCCGTTCGATGCAATGAAGTGCGGTGACAATGCTGTGCCTATGTTGGGAAGCGACCTGAATGAGGATGGTGCACTGTTCAATTCAATCATTGCGAATGGAACGCCCATTGCGCTTGCGATGGACAATGACATGAGAGCGACAAAGATGCCACGGGTCGCAAAGAAGCTCACTGAGTACAATGTTGATCTTGTCATCGTCGATGTTCCAACAGATCCGGGAGACGAGAGCAAGGAGTCATTCAAGAGGCTTCTTGAGCAAGCGCAGCCGTTTGAATGGGAACAAACGTTTTTTGACAAGTTAGAACGTGCTGCACGTGTCGTTCTGTGATGTACAGTGGTTTGATCTTGTACAGTGGGTGAAGTGTACAGTACAGTAGTAAAGGTCCGTATGCTTCGAATAGCGCACATTGCCGATGTACACGTGCGGAATCTCTCACGTCATGATGAGTTTCGACATGTGTTCATTGATTTTGTGAAGCAATGCAAGGAGAAGAACGTCGAGCACATCTTCATTGGAGGCGACAGCTTTCACACGAAGACGTCCGGCATGTCACCTGAGTGTATCAACTTCATGTGTTGGTGGTTGACTGCGCTGGCTGAAGTTGCTGAGGTCCACGTCACCCTGGGCAACCATGACTTCAATCTGATGAACAAGACGCGGCAGGATGCGATATCGCCGATCGTTGAAGCGATCGACAATCCTCGCGTGCATCTATACAAGTTCAGTGGCACGTACGAGATCGTACCAGGTTACATCTTGGGCGTCTATAGTCTGTTTGACCCAGAGAACTGGGAAAATGTACGACCCGTTCCGAACAAAGTGAACATTGCGTGTTATCATGGTCCTGTTTCAGGCGCCATGACAGAGTCTAACTGGCTCATCGAGGATGGCATCACGGTCGATTTCTTCAAAGGGTGGGATTTCGTGCTCCTCGGCGACATACACAAGCTGCAATTTCTTGGCGCACGTGATGTCGTGCTGGAGATTGACGAACAGGACCTTCACAGGTATCCTGGTGCTGAGGTTCTCTCTTGAACAAGAAGATTAGGATCAGAACACCTCGTGGTTGGATCGCGTATCCTGGATCAGCCATCCAGCAGTCATATCAGGAAGACATTACACATGGGTTCCTTCTATGGGTCATCAAGGATCGAGACAACTTTGACGTCAAGTTTCACGAGCTGCCGAACACGCAGCCGTTCGTCACGATAGAATGGCAGGACAACGTAGAACTGACGATCGCTGAAGCAAGAAAGTACCCGACCGGCGCGCGCATTCGTATCCGTAGCAAGGATGCAATGGCGCAGAAGGAGGTCGTTGAGCTAACGACCCGCTTGCGCTCTGAACTCAATGCATTAGAGGTCACGTTTAAGAACGATCACCAGGCTAATCGTAACTCAATTGCTGCAGGCGTGACAGCCCTCGTCAAGGAAGACCTTCGTAATCCCGAAGTTATCATGCGTCTCATGAAGGACTACTACGCTGATGGCACTGTCACTGAGAAGGAGTGGGATTCGATTCGTGAAAGTGTTGACACTTACCTCCACGGCGCGCTTGACAACGATAGCCTCATACGGAACACGAAATGGTCGCTTCGACATCTGAAGTTTGACAATACATTTTCGTACGGTGAGGGTAACCTCATCAATTTCGAAAAGTTGCAAGGAATCATCGGCATCTTTGGACCGAACAGGGCAGGCAAGTCATCTATCGTGGGTACGTTGATGTACGCTTTGTTCAACACCACTGACAGAGGGAGCGTCAAAAATCTTCACGTTGTCAACGTGCGGCAGCCCTACTGCTACACTAAGGCGATCATCAACGTGAATGGCACGAATTACGTGATCGAAAGGCAGACAGTCAAGCACGAAGCTCGTAGAGGCATGCGTGCAGGACAGACGCACGCAGGAACGCAACTCAATGTCTTCAAGATCGATGAGAATGGTGCTGTTGTCGACCTCGCCGACGAACAACGACGTGATACGGAGAAGGTGATCAGACAACTTATTGGAGGCTCTGATGATTGTCTTCTGACTTCAGTCGCTGCACAGGACGAGGTCAAGCTATTCATCAACCAAGGCACTCCTAAGCGTCGTAAGGATTTGTCACGTTTCCTTGACCTTGACATCTTCGACAAGATGTACGAGTTAGCGAACAATGATGTCAAGGTCAACAAGGGCGCACTCAAAAATTACCCTGAACGTGATTGGGAGGAACAAGAAAAGACACACAAACAAAAACTCGAGAAACACGAGAGCGATATCGTCGAGAGCGAGCAGCAGCTAGCAGAGATAGACCAGCAGCTACAC